TTTTATCTTGTTTGCTTTTTCTTTATCAATGGTCGCTCTAATTTCAGATACGGTTGATTTACTTTTACCTTCTTGTATTCTTTTTAACGCGGCTTCAACAGAAATGTAATTTGGTTCCTTAGAAAAGATGTTTTTAAAAATTGTTATCATTATTCAGAAATTGGTTTAAAGGCGTTTCTAGCGGTTTCTAATTCTTTTTGATACTTCCCTCCATTTTTATTAGAAAGTGTCTGTATTGGTCTTAAAAAGGGTATAGTGTTGCGAATTTTACCCTTCCAGTCTTTAATTTGTTTATTATGCCCATCTTTCCAACCATTTGCCACCCAAGTATCGTATTTTGATTTTAAAGAATATTCATACTCGGTATAAATAAATTTATTTTGCTCAAGGTTTTTCTTGCAATATTCCAAAAATTCTTGAAGAGGCGGCACTGTATTATTTATTTCCTTTCCTTTTATTTCCTTTCCTTTCCTTTCCTTTTTAGCATTGCCTTCGGATAGCGTTTGCAATGCGTTCGCATCTTCTTCTTTTTTATTCCACCTATAACTAGCTGATTTTCTTGCGCTTAGGCTTTTTTCATTTCTTTGGTCTAATCTTGCTTGAACAGAAGAACTACCAAAATAATCCCCATTTATTTCAAATAAATCAAAATCATTTACTACGCTTTTTACAATATCGCTATGCAACCTTAAATCATATGCAATACCATCGTAATCCGTTCGCAATGCGTTTGCATTATTATATAAATCTTCAACTATAGCCCAAAAAACACCATAACCCATCATCCCATGTTTTCTTATGAGCATTTTAATCTTTTCATCGTTCCTTGCATTGTAATCATGCGAGAAATAAAATGTATCTTTTGGCATATTATATGCTTAATCGTTAATAAAATCAGTGTCCATTGCTTTGTTTATCTTGCCTAAATTTGTATCAGAAAGATTCATTATCCTCTGAATAAAAATAGAATAAAGTGTCGGATATGGAATTTCCGTTTTTCTTGAAAGCCAAGCTAGTGGTCGTTCTTCCTGTTCAAGATAGAGAAGAATCTCGTCTTTTACATTTGAGTTTTTCATAAATAATTTGGTTGAGTAGCAAAGTAATGAACTTTATTTTTAATTACAAAATTTATTTTTTGAAAAATATTTTTTATTTATTTAATTTAATTAATTAGCTTTGCCCAACTAAATAAATAACCTATGGAAAGATGGATAACTGAGGATGAAATAATGCACAGGATTAAAAACCATCCTGATTTAACTAAAGATGATAAAGAAGATTTTTACTTCGATATCCAGATGTTATATACTGGTAAAAAAGGTCAAGAAAAATTAGATAAACCAGTAATTAAAAATCAAGAAAGAAATAAAATAAAAAAAGATGGCATACAATAGTACAATAATAACAAAGAAAAAACGTTGCGTTAATTGTGGCAACATTGATTATTGGTTTTCTAAAAAGATGTGTAAACAATGCGCTACTGTACACTCTACGCAAAAAAGATTAGAAGAATTTGAAGATGATACAGAAAGTTTTCAGAATCTTGTTCAAGACCTTGACCATGTGTTTAGTCAATACATTAGAAATAGATATGCAGATAAAACAGGCATTGTTGAATGTTATACCTGTAGTAAAAAACATACGATTGCAGAAATACAATGCGGTCATTTTATGGGTAGGTCAAATTTAAGCACTAGATGGATGGAACAAAATTGCAGACCACAATGTATGGAATGTAATTACTTTAAAACTGGTAATATAGAAGAGTTTGAATACAAATTACACGAAGAAAACAATGCTATAGTTGAATATTTAAGAGAAACAGCTAGGCAAACAGCAAAACCTACAAAAGATGAGCTAAAAGGCTTAATCCTAGAATATAGGGCAAAGCTAAACTTGGTAAAAAAGAAATTTATTGAAAAATAATTTATATTTTTACGGTGGTTATCATAGTTTGTAGATTTAGTAGTTTAGCCCCATGTTTTAGAATGACATGGGGTTTTTTATCGCTCAAACATGAGCCGATTATCAGTCATTTACGGCTCAAAGTTGCTTTATTAGGTAACTTTTATGATTGATAAAGTTTACTATTAGCGAACTTTTAATCATATTGGTAACGTAACCAAATTGGTAACATAGTTAGGGTTAATTCGGTTATATCTTGTAACATATAATATGCAATATTTATTACAAATAGTATGTAAATGCATATAAATTAGTAGTCATACTACGCAATTAGCAAAAAATGTAAACTCTGCAAGTTTTGATAGTGTTCATATTTTTAAACCTTTCACGGATTCGTGAACATCACAAATTGTGTAACATTGGTACACTTATTCATACGATAATGTGTCATTAAGTAACATATAAGTATTGTTATTTTATTTTAAAGGGATAAAGTAAAGCTGATACTTGACTAGACCTCCCCCTGTCGTAAAGCTATAATTTGACTAAATGACAAAAAAAGGCTCCCAAGTAGAAACTTAGGAGCGATACCAGTTAAACCTTTAACTATGTCTTATGCGGATACAAATATATACAAAAATTTAATTAAATTTATTTTTTTAATTAAATTAATTAAATTAATTTTGTTCCAAAACACACAACATGGCAAGAAGCATTTCCCCCGATTCAGTTTCCAGTAAGGTTGCTGATTTAACATTAGGCGAACATCTTAGGTTAGATAACCCATACACATCTGTAATGGTTATGGTATCCAATTTAAAGAAAAAAGACGCTCACAAAAACAAATTATTTAAGATTAAAGCTACTGACAACACTACTACTGTAACTAGAATAAAATAAACCAATATTATGCATATACAAACGATTAACTACACTAGAACATTTAATTTAGGGAACTATTCTTCTGAAAAAATTGGTGTTGAATTTGCTCTTAACGAGGGCGAGTCTGCTACTAAGGCTCTTGATTATGCAAGAGAACTTGTAGAAGAATATCACAAACAAAATGTAATTAAATTAAAAGATTTAAACGAATTTTACCAAGAAGTTCCAGATGAAATTATTCCTACCCAATCTAAAAAATCTTTAGCTGAAAAAACAATAGAGTTTATAAATGCTTGCAAAACTAAAGAGGAATTAAGAGCTTGGGAATTAATGGCTAAAAATAATCCAGAGGTATTGGAATCTTATAATGCTAAACATAAATCTTTATAACTATGAATTGGAATGAAACACTAATCAGAGCAAGCTCTGTAGGATATATAATGACCGAACCAGTAACCAAAGCGGACAAAGAAGCTGGGTTACTTTCTAAGACCGCACAAAGACATTTGCTTGATGTTTATATTTCTAATAAGTATAATAGGAGTAAAGATATTCAAACAAAGCAAATGAAAAAAGGAATTGAAGTAGAGCAAGAATCGATTGATTTATTGTCTATGTTCTTAAAAAAACCTTTTGCTAAAAATACGGAAAGATTTTCAAATAAATACATAACAGGGCTACCAGATATTATTGATGATGGAATTATTGATATTAAATCTAGTTATGACCTATGGACATTCTTAGGTAATATCCCTGATAAACTTGATAATTTATACTATTGGCAAATGATGTCATATATGTGGCTTACGGGTAAAACCAAAGCTACGATTGCCTATTGCCTTGTAAATACACCTGATAATATAATCCAACAAGAGAAATATTACTTACTAAAAAAGCTAGATGTAATTTCAGAAGAAAGCCCAGAGTTTGTAAGAGAAGCTATGAAGTTAGAATTAAACATGAAGTTTGATGATATAGCTATGGAAGAAAGAATACTTATGTTTGAAGTTAATAGAAACGAAGATGATATTTTACGCATTGAGCAAAAAGTAGAAAAAGCAAGAGAATTTTTACAAGATATTGAAAACACCCACAAAAACTTTAATAATGGCAAAAGCTAAAAAAGAAAAACAATTAAACCTTCCGCAAAATGCAGAACCATTAAACGGATGCGATTTCTGTATGCAATTTGATTATGATGAACCTCATGTAATTGGCGCAAGCGAAGATGCTGATGGAGTTTTAGAATTAGTAATCAAAGCTTATTTAGATGCAGGTTTAACTTTTGTATGCCCAACTACACAAAAGAAATTAAGAATATATGCTAGACCATTATCAGATAAAGGTAGAGATATTTTAAATCAACAAAAGGAAGTTAAAAATCCATAATGGAATTTAAAAGCGCTTTAGAAGAAGGCTTTCAATATGAAATAATAGTGTTAAATATTATTAAAAAAAAATATCCATTAGCATATAAAATTGAAGGTTATTTTAAAGAATATGATATTTATGTTCCAGAAAATGACATTAAAATTGAGGTTAAATTTGATAAAAAGTCCCTTGTAACAGGAAATTTAGTGGTAGAAATAGAGATGTTTAATAAACCAAGCGCTTTATTTACTACTAAAAGTGATTATTGGGTTTTTTGTGATGGAGCTGAAATAATGTGGATTGCCCCAATTAAAATTAAAGATATTATAATTTGGAATGAATTAAAAGCTGTTACTTTTATTGGAGATGGAGATACTCAAAAAAAAAGAGCTATTCTTGTTCCCAAATATTTAATTAGAAACAAATCAAAGATAAATAAAATATGACCCCTAAGATTTTTTATGTGCATTGGCAAACTTACGAGCTGCTTCAACACTGCCAAAGCCCCAAGCCTTTAATGCTAATGCTTTCCTTGTTGGTTCACCATTAGGTTTTTTCATTGCACCAAGCATACCAGCAAAACGAGCTGCAAAAGAAACTCTGCGAGGATTAACGCCAGATTTAACCGGAGCTTTTAGATTACCACCAGTTTCTGCATTATAAGACGCACGACCTTTGGCGTTTAAACCCCCTTTTTCGTTTTTGCCTTCTTTACGTTGCCAAGCTCCAGCCATAACTATTTTTTTTCTTCTGATTTAATTTTCTTTTCTTGTTTTAACATTTCCGCAGTTGGTTTCTTGCCACTTCCTTTGTTAGCACGAATATTATCCCATAAACCGCGTGGAGAATACGAGCCATCTGCTCGCTTCATCATTTTTAATTTACTTTTCATATTACTTTAAACTTAATAAATACAATGTTTTAGCTATTAATGTAGAAATTTCATCTACTTGATTTTGAACCCAAGATTCTTCATAAATTTCTTTCCTTTCTTCTTGAATTGTTTTATATAAAGATTGAAAATATTTAACTACTTGTTCTAAGTTTTTATAATCTGTTGGACTATCAATTTGGTACTGCATGGGTCTATCATAAATTCCACTAACACTTTCTACTAACCCATCTGTTAAACCAAGGATACCATTATAGAATTTACCTAATGCTTTATGAACAGCATATGACTCGGTTTGGTGGTGCCAAACAACAGTTTGGTCAAATGAATCTTTAAGGTAAGATATAAAATATGAAAATTTTTCTTCAGCCATAATATAAAATTTTAGCTAAGATACGAATTATTTCCAATTCTCAGACTTCCATATAGCCAAATCTAGACCTTTTAAA